GGTAACACAACCTAACTCTGAATACAAACTTTCATATTCTTCATTAGACGACCTGAACTTAACTAAACTAATACCTTCATCCGAAGGTAAGGCTATCTTCAGAGTTGAACCGAACAAATTGAGGTTACTTGCGCTGACTTTTACATCAGTAATAACAACAATTGGCTCTTCCACTCCTTGGCCCCAAATATGCCCCAGGTCAGCAAGTTTCAGAATTTCTGAACCGTGAACCATATCTGCAAAATAAATCACATCAGGAGAATATTTTGGGGAGAAGTCTACATCTTTTAGTTTTTCATTTGCATATGCGATGAAATCTGCAAAGTATTCATCACGAATAGATACACCAAAAGCATTATCATGCCCTTCTGCAAATTCAAAATAACCAGATTCATTTAAGAATTCTTGGAAATTAGTCAAGTCTGTACCATTAGCGTTTCGGCCGGAGCCGTCCCATGTAACATAGACATTATCTGGGTCTTCATCGTGGACAGTTCGGTTTAGAATGAGAACAGGGCGTTGGTACCTACCCATTATTTGGTTCGCAATCAAACCTGTGATGTTTCGGTTGGACTCATTTTTGCCTTCGAGTTTTACTGCTAAGACTTGATTCTCTAAAAGATTTTTCTCTTCAATTATGCGTTCAATTATCTCCAAGCTTGCGTCTCTTGCTTTATTCTGTCTGTTTCGAATGTTTGTGCAATTTCTGCAGGCTTGCTCGACTCTCGTTTCGAACTGACCCTTACAACCACGTTTAGTGGAAGGAATCTGTTCGTAGGCACGAAACTCAAGCATAGACTCAAATAACATTAACTTCTCTTCTACAGTTCCGACACGAGTAATCGCATTCACACCAGGTGCGATGTAGAAGGAAATTCCATGTGGCGTTACGCGGTCCTTTAGCTGGAATGCTTGCTTTGTGACCATGCCACGCAGGAATGGATTTCGAATATTGGCTAAGCCAGTATCCACTAAGTATCTTGTTTCAAAATCTCTCAAATCCATAACGTCAGCAAGGATACCAAGAGCAACTAAATCTAAATACTGGTCTGCATAATCAACATGAAGCAATGAATCCAAATAAGAACAAAACTTATACACCATACCTACACCAGATAATGACTTGGTAGGATAGTCGTCCATTTGGTTGTTAATTACGCAAGCGTATTCAGAATAGTGAGTTGTATTGTGGTGGTCAATAACCAACACATCCACCCCTCTTTCGTGAAGCTCTTTGTGAATTTCAAATTCATTTGAACTTGAGTCAGGAGCAATCACAAGCTTCACATCACTTGGCACTGTCTCCGGAATGATTCCGTGAGCCTTGTTTGTATGAGGTCTATAAAAGACATTATTCTGCACAAAACCTGGGAAAAGGCAATTCAGATAATTGATAAGAACTGCCGCAGATGTAAAACCATCACAGTCACTATCAATTTGAACTAAAACTTTATGGTTCTGTGCAATGTGAGAAACCAGCATCTTTGCGCCGGTCTCTATATTGGTAATTGTAGCCGGGTCAATTACATCGGCTACCGAGGTATGCAAATAATGATTTACCTCTTCTGCGGGAATCCCGCGGTTGACAAACACCTGTTCGACCACTGACATATGTGGGATGCGAGGTGCTCTTAGTTGAAAATTCATATGAAAGTCAACCTCCTTTCATACGAATCACCAAAAATCTATGAATAATGTTCAAATTCAATTAACCACCTTTCGCCTTTTAGAATGGAAGTGGTACTTCATCACTAATATGAAGATTACCCTCACCCCAAAGACGAATAGCCGCAAACGGAAAGTCGAACATAGTTGGACTGATTATGGTTCGATATACATCATATGGAATATTGCGTTGGATGTAAGCTACATTACAACGCACTCCTCTGGAACAATCACTGGCTCTACAAACTCGCCAGAAATCTCCATTGCCGAACTCTGCAGTAGAACCACTAATTGCAGAGATTTTCTTATGGCGTAATTCAATTCCATATCTTGTATAATTTTCGATTACTTTTTCGAGCATTTCATTACCTTCTGCGGCAGTCATGCTCCAAATCGCACCTTTCATAGCGTTACTCTCTCCTTAAATAATTTCAAAAACTTTTCAGGTCCTTCGTCTATTGGGCTTGCTTTATAACTTGTAATCATGTGTCTATCAAATATAAAAGACAAAGTTGCAAAGTTTTTATATTTCGCATGGAGTTTCTTGAAATTGGCTACAAGATGCTGATGTTCTTTATCCCCAATCTCTTGGAACTGTCTATCGAATGCTACTATAATTTCCTTTGCGCCAGCGTCAATCAGCATTTGAATCTGATACGCTGAGATATTACTACCACAACAAGCCACAGAAATGTCATTTTCAATTCCAAAATAAGATTGATACAACAAACAGCTTTTTTCTGATTCAAAGATAATGGCTTTACCCATTATTTTAATATTTTCTTTGCTGTTGTTCAAGTTGTATAAATTCATTCCTAATGGATGGTTGTAGAGTTCTTTGTTGATACGAATCGGTCTATATTTACCGAATCGCTCGCCTTCCTCTGCACATAAGGTACGGCCACGTAACCCGATAAACCTGCCATCTTTATCAAAATGAGGAATTGTGATTTGGTCACCACCAGGATAAAAGCCAATATAATTATGTCTAATTGCTTCTTGACTAATTCCCTCGCGCAACCAAGGCGCAATCTTCAAACTGTAATTCAAGCGTGTTAAGATAATTGGGTTGAATTCCTTAAGCGTCACATGATAGTCCTTAGTCTCTGTCGCTTGGATTCGGTCATAGTTTGTCAGATGCTTCCAGTCGTCCAACTGGTCTTCGTCTTGTACCTCGTATTTTGTGGACAATCCGAATCTATATGCGACCCAGCGTACTGCATCATTTAAGTCATATTCTTTATTTCCCTGTATAGCAGCTACTTTACTGGTCAATTCGAAAATATCGAACGAGGTGCCGCAACCCGTATAACAAGCAAACAAATCTGTATTTTCATAGTAATATAACTTTCTACTTCCTTCTCCTGGGAGATTATGACAGATAGTAGAAGAGAGGATACCAAAGTCTGTCCACTCTGGGTCTCCTCCCCATTCTTGAAGTAATTCAAAAATGTTATCTACTGTCAAAGCCTCACGAATATCCGCTTTGGAATAGGGGAGGTTGTTGCTATTAATAAGTCAACACCCTAATACATGTACCAAGCAGGCCGTACTGCTCAGTTACATACTCGCAAAGATACTGCTGAGGGTTCTTCTTTGCATCCTGGCCGCTACGATTCTTGAGGATATTTCTTGCACATTCAGCGGACATCTTATACTCATAAGCTCTGCCCTCTACCTTCATCACAGCCTGTGCTTTGCTCTGATTTACGTTGAAGTTCTTAGGAGTATTATCTCTCTTCTGATTCTTTCTCTGTCCGTTACCCTGAGCCTTAGCCTTAGGATTTCCATTCTTATTCTTATTAAAATTCTTTCTCTGTTCAGCCATATCATTTTCTCCTTTTCACTTAGAAGGCGCCTTCGTCCTCTGTTATGATTTTGATATCTTCCATTGTTAGGATTTCATAATCGTATGTTGTACAAAACATTGGTTTGACTCTACAAGTTCCAAGGTCTCCTTTACACCATAAGATTACGCCTTTATATCTACCTCGTCTATTCTTATAGATAGAGAGTTTTAGGTTTGGTTTCTCGAAAGTATTTGCGCTCAAGATTGTCTCCAAAGCCGCAATGTCTTCCTCTTTTACGCCGAGTAGAATCGAACCATAGTCAATCTTATCAGCGATAGCTTTTGCGCCACGAAGCAAGTTCTGGTCTGGTGTTTTCGCCTCTTGGTAATCGCCATTCAGCTGAGTCGCAGACATAATGAAGATTCCATACTGGTTACAAATATCTTTCAAACGAATTGAAAGCATAAACAAGATGTTATCTTCTCTCAACTTAACGCCACCAGAACGTCTGGTAATCTCTTCCAAAATCTTCAAACTGGTATGAATATAATCGTGGAATACATATTTTACATCGTAATCACGAATATGCTTCTTAATACAGTCCTCAATATCTTTCAAAGAGAAATCAGGCATTTCGACAATGTACAAAGGACTTTCAGAAAGAATTCTTGCGGCCTCGCGTACACGGTCCTCTTCATCGCCGTCATACTTACCATTCAGAATATGGTCTTCGTTTACATTGGACAAGAACGCAAGCATCATTGTCTGAATTTCTTCTTTTTCCTGCTCTGTAGAAATATACAAAACAGGTTCAGCTGTACCATTCTTAATCCAACCAAAAATTTCATCATAGATGCGATTGCAGCCTATGTAACAGGCATCCGCAATCATTGTACGGGACTTACCCACACCAGTAGGCGCTGAACGCAAATAAAACTTTTTCAGTCTTGCGCCACGAGTTACGGTATTGATAAGTGGTCCATACAAAGGAACACCTACTTCTGGATACTGTTTCAATCTGTCAATTAAATCAAAAATTCCATCACCAGCTTGATAAGTATCACCATTTACATCATCAACATATTGCATTCTGATGGCTTCAATTGTTGCGTCTACTTTGTTTGCAATATCTTCCAAAGAAGCATTATCGAGCCAATCTTCTTGCTGTTGTTTCTTCTTTACGTCCAAAATATTGTCGGGATCATAAATATATGAAACATCAATTCCATAATTATCATATGCTCTCAACAATGACATTTTCTTTAGACGGTTATAATAATAGTCAAAGGCTGATGGGATGGCCGCATCCGCAACCTTCAACAACCACTCTTCACCTTTATTTTGCTTAAAACTCGCCGCACTCTTAGGTCTTGAAGATAAGAAGTCTGAAATATTCTCCAATGTAATTCTCTCTGCGCCCAGTTCATAGATTTTGTAAATCGCACCAAACGCAATTCTGTGGAATTCATCGGCAAAATCTTCATCAGTAATAGTATACTTATCTGTAAAGTCTAAAAGCTGAGGAGTATTATAAACGCAACCAATTACTTGCATGATTGCGGTTGTATCTACATATCTACTACTCATTCTTCTACCTCTTCTTCATCTAAAAATGTGAATAGCTTTCGCTTCTTAACTTTGCGTTGAGGCACCGGAATATGGACTTCTCGAACTTCGATAATCATTTGTTCTGGTTTGAGAATTTCTTCATTCTTCTGGTTTGCCAACCAAATGTTGTAGTAGTAGTTATAAGCATCATTGTACACATATGGCACAATACCTATTCCACCCTTAGCTTTTTCGATACTATTCCCTTTAACCTCAAAGAAGTAAACCAATGCTTTTAAGATACCACTATAAGTATAATTATATTTATCCTTAAACTCATTGATTTGTTTGCGCACACGCGGATTCACGAACTCTTCATTGAACATCTTCATAATATACTGTTCTAATGCTTCTTTATCCTTTTCTTCCTTTGCGCGCTTCTCTTCTTCTCTTTCATGACAATGTAAGTGAGCATATCGCCTGGATGACACCTGTGCAGTTGGCATTCTGTCACGGTCAAATCGTTCATTGCAATATACGCAAGTTACCCAATGCGCCATGGCTATACACTCTCCTTTTCATTACTTTATATATATATTATACCATATTTTTAATAAAAAATCAACCCGAGGATTCTGTTGCCTCGGGTTGACTGTTATCTTATAGACGCTTCAAGTCGAAAATAATCATATCCAACTGAGGAGCCTGGTCTGCGGTACAGTCGCCAACCTTCTTGCCCCTGCCAAGGTGACTCTCAACAATCTGAGTAATCTTAGCGGCATTAGTAGGACTGCCCTTTTCCATCAAACGACCAACGATTGTCTGGAATTCATCCATCAAAGCCTTGAAGTCGTATGTAGGCTCATCTACATGCATCTGAGTAGCGGAGTTTGTAACAGCGCCTGCTCCACGCATTTCAGCTTCCTTGTCAATAGCCTCTGCAATAGCATTTACAAGGTTATCATAAGTGAAATTAATTACGTCAGGAGTATAGCGGAAACGAGAACCAGCTACATATCTTGGAGTTCCACGGAGGAAGAGCTTAGTCTGAACACCAGCCTCGGTATCAACAGCCTTAGAGAAGCCGATGATATCGCAAGTTCTCTCGCAAACCAGTCTTGCTCTCTTGTCAAGAGTAGGAACAATCTGATTATATTCCTTACCAGTTTCGTCGGTGAAGACCTTGTCTTCGGAGTGAGAGATAAGTACCAGACCGTAATCCATCTGAAGAATCTTTCTGATGCTCTCGTCGAACTCAGTCATCGCCATCTTATAACCCTTACCATAAGGAATTTCAGCGATGTTATCGTAGGAGTTCTTAGCATCGGACGCCTGGCCGCAAATGTATTTCTCACAGTAGCCATATGCGATATCCGCAGTGTCGATAACAACAGTCTGGAAGATGTTCTTTACTTCTGGGTCATTGAGTTCACGGAGAGTCTTTTTGAAATCACCCCAGCTGTTCATAGGCTTAGCCATGATGCCAGGAATCGCAGAGTAACCCTTTTCGAATGCAAGAACAATTGCACCAGGGAACTGAGAAGCGATTGTAGTCTTACCACTCTTAGGTGTTCCGTAGAACAGAACAGAATATCCACGAAGGTTTCTACTTACCTGATGAGGTTTAATGTCTAATAGTGAATTTCCCATTTTATTTTCTCCTTATATAATATATGAACAATATTCAATTAAAAATCCTTGTTAACCCCTCGTGGGGGCTGGGGATTCAATTAGAAATCGAATCCACCAGCGGCAGGAGCTGCCTTAGCGGCACCGCCAGCCTTAGATGCCTTATATTCATCGCTACGAGCCTTCATTGCAGCCAAGTCAGTTTCTCTCTTGGTCATGCACTCCTTAAGCTCAGCAGCTGTAATGGTGCTTTCATCATCCCAGAGGTAAGGCTCTTTCATAGCCCAAGTAATGACAAAGTCCTTACGAGTGCTCTTAACCTCACGTACGGAAGCTTCACCGAATGCAGACTCTTCCTCGATAGTACGAACGATAGTCTCGCTTACCTGACGACCCTTAACCTTTGTGAACACAGGCTCCTTAGAAGAAGCTTCAAGTCCCTCAAAGTAGTTAATAGCATTAGGATTGAGAACAGAAAGTTCGATAGGCATCAAATCATTTCTGAAGTTAAAGATAGCTCCACGAACGATTGCCTTCTCAGGAGTCTGCTTCTCTTCGTCAGCGTCAACATGGCTCACGTTAGTGATAATCATGTCAACCTCGAAAGTGTTACGAGTCTTTTCATCCTCGTTGATTGCGTTAACTACGTGGATAAAACCACCTTCGTTACGCTTTACGCTAACAAGCTCTTCCTTACCATTTCTGTCAGAATAGAACTCGTTCAAACCGATTGCAGAATCGATACGAAGCTTAGCAGCCTTGTCAGCGCCATCCTTCATAACAGTACCGAGCTTACCATTGATGATATCGCTCAGAGTACCGAAAGATGCATTTGCCTTACCCTTAGAGGTAGTAGCAGTTACATATGTGAAGTGAACAGGCACGATGTTAACACCGGCATCGTCAGTTGCGATTTCGATGTTACCAGAGATGAACTCTGTACCAGGGTTCTTAGAATTCTCGCCAGTCACTTTGAGTTCCAAATCATGCTGATAAAGTAAACCTTCAATATGAGTTCTGTTAATCATTGCACTTTTCATGTTCTTAATTCTCCTTAATCAATCTTATAATTTTTTCCTTTTTCAGTTAAAGCGTAAACAACTGGGTCAGCTCCGACCTTTTCACAGAAGCCATCATTGACCAACTTACGCAGAGAACCGGATACTGCACGAGAACTAATAAACAGTCCTTCGGCAACATCTCTTGCCTTAACCATAGGCATATCGGACTTCTGCATCCAGTCAAGAATCACCTTGCCGCTGTCAGTGACTTCGGGTTTGTCATTCTTAGTGTCCATGAGTGCTTCAATGTAAGCCTTTACATTATCAGTCATTTTGTCAGCAACTACGTCTGGCGCAGCTGCCATTAGCGCATTTAGAAAATCAATAAATTCTTGTTTCATAATAGTATTACCTCTTTTTGTTTTTCATTTACTTTATATAAATATTATACCATATTTAATTTGAAAAATCAATTAGTGTCTTCTATAATGTTGGTATTGGTAGTTAACTCCATTGTAATCGTAGGTTTCTGAACTTTCATCCTGCTCCCATTCTTCCATCTCGTCGAGATTTGGGAAATAAGTGTCCACATTATCGTGGTCTTTCAAGATTTTAGTTACATAAACTTCTTGGCAATATGGAAGTAATTCACGATAAATCATTCCACCGCCAATAATAAACACTGGAATACCAAGATCCAATTCCAAGAATGCTTTGACTTCTTCCATGCTTGAGTGTTTGATATCTATATCATTATCATCGACTTCTTGCGAAGTAACAATGATATTGAATCTGTTAGGAAGAGGTTTCTTTGGAAGGGAGTCCCAAGTCTTTCTGCCCATAACTACGGTTGAATCATCAGTTAACTGCTTAAAACGCTTTAAATCATCGGGAATGCGTTCCAAGAGCTCCCCATTAAAACCGATACCCCAGTTATTATCGACAGCTACAATTGCCGCAATCATGATTAAATACCCAGTTCAAGTTTCAACTGAGGTTGCATAGGAGCATAATTAACCATGTTGAAATCGTCAATTGTCATGCTATAGAAATCTGTTACCTCAGAGTTGAGTTCCAGATGTGGGGCAGAAGTCAGTACAAGCTGACCCTCATACTCCTGTCTTTGGAGTTCATAACGACGCAACATTTCATAGGCTGCGTCCATATGACGGTCATAAATCTGTTCATTTGCAACCATATGAGAGAAAACTCCAGCCTTATAACCAGTATGGCGCGCAATCATCATAAGCAATGCCGCATACTGAATTTCATTGATACCTCCTGGACCAGAAGCAGTAAGCATATCACCGCTACGCTGAACCAAAACCATATCAAGATAATCTCCATCTTCTGCATTTCTTACATTCCAAATAGTAAGGAACGCACAAGGAGCAAGACCAGGAGTCTCATGTAGGTCAGTTTCCTGCCAAAGAGAAACAATTTTGCGGCGACCATATGGGTCATTCTGAATATCCTTGATTAGATTATTAATCAAATCATAACGACTTACAGTTGCACCATAGCGCTGACCGATTGTGCCGTCGCCAATATCCCATTCATCCCACCAAGTAACGCCCATGTCATGCATCTTTGCAATGTCATTGGTTGGCTTCTGGTAGATAGTAAAGATTTCTCTAATACCAGTTTTCCAAGCCTGTCTGCGGAGGGTGCAGATTGGGAATTCACCCTTACTTAAATCGTAAGTTCTAAAAGTATGATTTACTGAGATGGTATGGGCAGGGGTGCCGTCCGCATAATGAGGGCGAGGATTTACATCCTTATAACCTTCACGCAAAATGCGGTCAATCATCTCATTCATATATCTATCCGCTTTAGTCATTATTTTTCTCCTTACTTAATACTATATCCAAATTCTTTGGCTTTGAAATAATCTTGCCAATAATCTTCTCTTTCATTTAACATTGTTCTGTCACATTCTTCTACAATTTCAAATGTAAAATTCTCGACTCCAATAGCTAACATAGCAGGATATAGTTTGTTACGAGTTGGAGTTTCTGCGCCAATGCCTCTCTTGATGTGTTGCTTCCAACGGTCAGCAATGTTGGCAGCTTGGCCGATATAACACATACCATTTTCTATATTGGTAATTTTATAAATTCCAGTGTGGACACCTTTACCTACAACTCTACCAATTAAGTCTGTATATGGATTTTCATAATAAACTTTCCAAATAACCTTATTTAAAGGTTCGCTATCTCTTAAGTATGGAGTGACCTCACGCAACCTTTCGATTTCTCTCAAATCTTCCTCTGAGAGTACAAGACGGTAGAAGTTAGCCTTCTCAACCATTTCTTGTGCGCGTTTGTTTGCTTCGACAGCGGCGTTGGTTAATGCACGCATTGTATCCAACTCGCTCTCTACTTCGGATAGTTCTATTCTCTTGGTTGAGATATTCGAAGTGAAGTATTCCATCAAATCTCGAAGTGTATCGAGATATTCGGCCTCTGCTTCAGCTTCGCTTTGACGAAATTTCTCACCAATAGCCAAAGCAGATGAAGAGAGTTTTTCCTGCATTTCATTCATTGCAGACTCATATACTGCGGAAGCCGATTGGCGGTTATTTTCCATCATTTGTTGAAGACTTGCGCTTACCTCGTCTCGACGAGCGGTCATCGCATATGTCTCCGCGTTTAGGTTAGCGAGCTCCTCTCGGAGTTCGTTGTTTTTGTTGAGTGTAGCTAAATCCAGCTCTTGCGCAACTTTCATTTTCGGACGCAATACGAAATAAACCGAAATTGCGCCGATAGCCAAACCAGCTACAATGCCGAGGAATATTAACATAGAGAGTAAAAAAGCGGGGTAGATGTAGAACCTACCCCGCCGCTTCGCTCTTTATATATTACTCAGCGTCAGTTGCGTCTGGGTCGAAGCTCATGCCATCAGCAGTGAGGGACAAGAACTTAACAGCCTTGTGAGTGCCATCCTCAAGCTCGATTTCAGCAGGTGTACGAACACCAAGACCCTTTCTCTGGATAGCAGAAGTAAAGATGCCATCTACCTGGCGCTTCTCGAGACCGAGAGCCTCTGCTACATCAGCGGCAGTAACCTGAGCGCCGTTGATTTCCTTCAAATAATTGAGAACCTTCTTAGAATTTTCCTTCATAGCCATAATCGTAATCTCCTTTTTAATAATAAAAAATTTTAGTGTATTTTCTAAGCCGTTTCAGCTTATATAAACATTATATCAAAAAAATTTTCAAAAGTCAAGATTTTTAAGAATTTTCTTTCTCAAGAATCTCTTGAACGAGGACATCGATTTCCATCATGTCTTCCAAGCTCATCGCATGACCGGAAAGGGTCATAATTTCATCCTGAGCCCTTGCTACTTCCTTTGGGTCAGAACTGTTTTGAATAATCAATTCGCACTTTGCGATTTTCTGAGCCAGGTTTTTGCGTTCTTTTCTCTTCATGAATTTTTCATCCTTAATCTTTACATTTATATTGTATCAAATTTTTTTCAATTTGTCAAGAATTGTTCAATAAATTCCGCTTCAGTGAGGACTGGGACGCCCAGCTTCTGAGCAGCTACATTCTTGGCAGATGATGAAGTGTTGTCGTTGTTAATGAGATAGTTAGTGTTCTTGCTTACCGAACCGACAACTTTGCCTCCTCGGCTTTCGATGTCAGCCTGGAGCGCACTTCTATTCTTATACTGGGTTAATTTACCCGTAATAACAACTGTAACTCCATCCAAGGAGGTTGAAGTTACCTCTTTTTGCTCGACCTCTTGGACTTTAATGTATTTTTCAACAATTGAGTCCGCAAGTTCATAATCAAAGTTTACAATCGCATTGTGCATTTCCAATCCAAAACCATCAATGTTATAGAATTTGAAACCACCGCCAACTGCATCTCTGAAATCCTCCCAAGAACTAAAACACTTACTCAGTTCTTTAGAAGCAGAAGAGCCGATAAGAGGAATACCCAAGGCACATATGAAAGAATTCAAGGTACAATTTCTTGATGCATCAATTGCATCCAGAATTTTCTCGACAGACTTGACGCCAAAACCAGGTTTCTTAATCCAGTCCGCAGTATAATCTTGCAAACAATACAAGTCAGCTACATTCGATACCCAGCCCCAGTTAATGAGCTTCTCGAGGGTCATCTTTGAAAGCCCCTTGATATCCAAACCTTTCTTTCCGCAGAAATGGTCTAATTTATTAATGAGTTTCCCCTCACACGAGATATTGGTACAAACAAGGAATGTTGAATCATTGTCTGTACGCTCGGTTACAGGACCGCCGCAAATCGGGCAAACAGTTGGTAATTCAAACGTCTCCCCGTGAGACTCTTTTTCTGCGAAACCAATTTGAGGGATAATCATATTGGCTTTGTAGACTTCGACTTTTTGACCAACGTGAGCATTTTCACCGAGGGTTTCTCTCATAACAGTTACATTATGGAGGCTTGCTCGCTCGACAGTAGAACCATCAATGTCTATGGCTTCAAAGACTGCTATTGGTGTCAAGACACCAGTTCTTCCCATGGTCCACTCAATTCTGAGTAACTGAGTTCCAAACATTTCATCATAGAACTTATATGCAAGCGCATTTCTGAAATGGTGGGAAGTTTCACCTTGTGATAAACCATATTTTACGTCGTCAAACTTAAATACGACTCCGTCTATTGGATAAGAGTATTTAACTGCTAACTGCTTGATATCTTCAGTTACATTTTCAAGGATTTCTGCTTTAGAAACCTCTTCCCCAGAAAGGACGATTCGAGGAACAGTCGTAAAACCTAATGCAGACAATGTATTCAAGCGAAGATTGAGAGTATCAATCTCGTCCATGCCCTTCAACACATCCCATGCAACGAACTTAAGTCTGCGCTCAGCGCATTCTTTTGAGTCAAGCAGACGAATACTTCCCGCAGCAAAGTTTCGTGGATTTTTATATTCATTCGCAAAAAACTCAAAATCATCGTAGGTACAAATTACTTCTCCATCCACAACAAGTTCATCCATATACTTAATTCGCTTAGGAATAGACGGAATGACTAACGCATTGTGGAAAATACCCTCACCAATAAAACCATTACCACGAGTTTCCGCACTCACTAACTTACCATCTACATAACGAAGAGAACAAGTCAAGCCATCCATTTTACACATAGCAACTGTATCTTTGCGATGCATGAACGCTACAACTTCAGATAACTCTTTTGTCTTCGCCAATGATAGCATCTTATGATTATGTTCCACTTTGTCGAGCTGGTTCACAACCTGATAACTAATCACCTGCGTAGGGGAATCCGGTAAAACGACGCCTTCACTAATTTCCATAGCCATAAGCTCGAAATACAGGTCATCCCACTCTTCATCAGACATAATAGGAGTGCCCTTGTCGTATTGTAGAGTAGCAAGATTTAATTTTTGAACTAACTCTTTCATATCATTCATAATTAAAACCTCTTTATCTTTACTCTATGTATATATTATATCATTTTTTTATAAAAAAATCAAT